CACCGCCATGCCCGCACCGGCGGTGGTGGCCATGCCCGACACCATGCCGCGCGGCCATATCGCGCCGATCAGCCTACGGTCCGCGCTCGCGGGATAGTTGCCGTTTTGCAGCCACTGCGGGGTCAGTCTCGTCATGTCCTTACCGCCTTGCTAGTGCGTCCACGTCACGGCCGATCGCGGTCAGCATCTTGCCCAGCGACACCGCCGGCCGGCCCACCGTCAACGCGACATCTTCGGTGCCGTCGTCGCCGATGTCATAACTGATGCCGACCACGCGCACGCTGGTGTTGACGTTCAGGCGGCCCGACTGGATGCGCAGCGGCACCACGTCACCCATGCGCGGTGACCCCCAGGTGTAGGTGTCCGGCCGCAGGCCCAGCGTGTAGTTCGGGGTCAGCGTGCCGTAGACGTTCAGCAGCCCTTGCGCGTGCTGGTTCAGCGTGGCCTGCACCGAAACATCCGATGCGTTATCGCCCATCATCCAAAGGCCTAGGTTGTTTTGCCCGATCGCGTTGGCGTCGGTGTTCCACACTTCGGCGAACATCTGCGCCGCGTTCGGATCGGCGCTGGCTTTGTTGCCGATGCTGCGCACGTAGTTCGCATAATCGGCGCTGTTCAGGCTGCGCGTGACGCCGCTGACGTTCGCGCCGTACGCGAGCAGCATGTCCGTACGCGTCACGCCCTGCGCCGGATAGAAGACGCGCAGCGCGTCATAGCCCGCGAGCACCGGCGTGGTGCCGGCCGGCGCGCCAAGGCCCGCCCGCACCGCAGGTTCCGGCACGATGTCATAGTCGAAACCGCCGTCAACCTTCGCCAGCTGATCCAGCAGTTCGCCGTAGATGCTGCCGCCGGTGTAGGTGCGGTCGCGTAGCACGCCGGCGTCCGCGCGCGGGCTGCCGTCCGGGTTCACCCACGCGGTGGCGATGGGCAGCGTGCTGCCGGGCCGCAGGTCGGTGCCGCTGGCGGTACTCACCGCCGATGACTGGTTGACGAACGTGCGCGCGATCACGTCCTGCGATGTCGCGCTGATCACCCACGGCGCCGCCGGCGTGATGATGCGCCGCTGCAACATTGCCAGGTAGTCATGCGCGGTGAACGTGACGACGTGCGACTGCTCGGTTAGCTGATCCTCTGATTGCGTGATCGGCCCACGAAACGCGCAGACATCAGCGCCGCTGGCTTCGTCCCACCGCCACACGTACACGTCGCACTGCAATTCGAGGATCGCGGCGCAGGCCGGTGACCTGCCATCCAGCGTGAACGTGAATTGTGCGGGCTGATCCCATTGCTGATCCAGGCGCCGGCCGCGCGCTTCGGACAGTTCCACCAGCACGGTGTGCTGCCAGGTCGGCAGCGGCGCCGCCCAGCCGAACGTGCGCGCGTGCAGCGTGACGCGCCACCGGCCGCGGCCATCAGGAATCGCGGCCGACAGCGGCGCCGGCAGGGTCACCGTCATGCCAGGAATCCGTCCTGCCAGGTCGCGACCACCTGCGAAACCTGCGACGTGTTCCCACCGGTCAGGGTCATCAGCGTGTCGCTGCCGGCCGGCAGCACGGGCCAGCTGTTCACTGACCAGTCCATACGCGCCAGCATGTTTTGTGCGGTGTCGCCGTTGTAGTACGCGGTTTTTGCTTTGGTGTCCACGTCCACCCACGCGCCCGCACCGATGGTGAACGATTGCAGGAACGCCACGCGAAACGTCCGGCCGTCCGCGGTATGGAAGATGACCACCGGCCAGCTGATCGGCCCATAAATCCGTAGCCGCGGCTGCACCGGCAGGTCGCCGTTGCCGTGAATGATGCCGGTGGAAGGTGCGCCGCCACCGGCCGGATACGTGCGCGCAAATGCGAGGTTGTAGACACGGCCCGCGGCGGCGGTGCTGCCCGCCCACGCCGCGGCCTGCTGGATGGTGGGGTCATACGCGGTGGGATCCGCCGCCACGAATTGCAGCTGGATCGCGCGCACCTGGTCATCATCGACTTTCCACGCGTACGCCTGGCCTCGCACCGTCATCACGCGTTCCGGTGCGCCCGGACGATCCAGCACGTAATGCAGGGTCGGCCGCTGGCGCGGCACCATGTACGGCGCGAACGATGCGGCCACGTCATCGATGGTGGCGCCGGCCTGCAGTACGGCGCTGATGTCCACGCTGATCAGCCGCTGGCCCAGATAGCGCGTGCGGTCATCGATGCCATCGGCGTCGGGCCGATTGTTGGTGACCTGACGCACTTCCGGTGATCCCAGGTCCAGTGACGTGACGAAATAGCCGCCGGCTTCGTCATGCAGCGCGATGGTGGCGGCGCCCATCGTCAGCCATGCCTGACGCACGCACGTCATACCGCGCGCCTTCGCGTCTCGAATGCCACGCGGGCCATCAGGCTGTCGATATCGATCGGATCCGCGAACGTCGCGTGTTCGATATGTACCGCCGGCCCACCGGCCGCGGCCGCGGCCGCGTTCGTGGTCGCGGCGACGGTGCCGGCCATCGCGGCCGGCGCCAGTGACGGCACGCCGGCGCCTGGCGTCTGCCAGGTCTGGGTGCCGACCAGCCCGCCGATGCTGTCGAGCTCGCGGGCCAACGCCGGCGCCTGCTGGTGGATGCCCAGCACAAATCCCGCGATGGTGTCGCGTCCGTAGCCCGCGAACAGTTTCGACGGTGACGCCAGGCCCAACAGCCCCGCGAATTTCTTCAAGGGTCCGGGCAGCAGGCCCACCAGCGCGTCGCGGATCGCGCCCGCCATCGCACCGAAGCCATTGATCAGACCCTGCACGATCGCGCGGCCCGACGCGTACAGCGCATTCCCCGCGCCGACCAGCGCCTGCGCGGCGCGGCCGCCGATGCCGCCCAGCCAGCCCGCCACCGCACCCCACGCCGACGTGATGCCCGAAAGGAATCCGTTCACCAGCGCCTGACCTGATCCGACCAGCCACCGGCCCGCGGCGGCAAAGATGCTGACGATGCGGCCCGGAATCCCTGCGAAGAAATTCATTACCGCGTCCCACGCGGCCCGCACCGCGTTCGCGGCCGCGACGAACGCGCCCGCGATCAGGCTGGCGATGCGCGACAGGAACGCCCACACTGCGTTCCACGCGCCGGTCAGCCAGCTGATCACCGCCGCGATCGCGTTTCGTACCTGCTGAAAATGCGTGATGATCAGCGCGGCGGCGATGCCCACCGGCCCCAGCAAGATGCCGACCAGTAGCGGCCAATGCGTCTTGATCCAATCCCACACGGCGCCGACGATCGCCTGGATGCCGCCCCAAATGGTGTTCCAGTTCCGATAGATGACGTACCCCACCACCACCAGCGCCGCGATCGCGGCGATGATCGCCAAGATGGGCAGCAGCGCCGCCCAGCTTTCGATGCCAAAGAGGGTCATCATCGATCCCAGCGACATGATCGCAATGCCCGCGGTCTGCAACGCCGGCCCGAATTTCTGGCCGAACGCCGATACGGCGTCTTCCACGCGGGCCTTGATCGCGTTGAGGCGGCCCGCGAACGTGTCCGCGCTCGCGGATGCCTGGCCTTTGAGCACTTGCGCCAATTTGTCGATGTTGGCCTGCGCACCGCCGGCCGCCTTTTTCACGCCATCCTTGGCGGTGACCAGCTTCGCGTCCGCGGCGCGTGACGCGTCACCGGCGGTGGCGACGCGCTGCAACGCGTCGCGCAGCCGCTGCTGCTCGGTCACCGTCAGGTGCGACTTGCCGGCCAGCTGCGCCTGCACGTCTTGCAGGTGCTGCACCGCGCTGGCATAGCTGGTGTGCGCACGCTCGGCCTGCGTGGTCGCGGTCGCCAGCTGCTTCACCGCAACGGTTGACTTCGTGCCGGCCTGGATGCCGAATTCCTTCAAGATCTTGGTATTGCCGTTGTAGACGCGGCCCAGCCCCGTCGCGGCTTCGGCCAGCCCTTCGTGCTTCGCCGCGGCCAGGTCGCTGGTGGTGCCCAACAGCGCGAGCGCCTTTTGGGGGTCGTGGGTGGCCTGGGTGAGGATCCGCAGCGCGTCTTGCGTTTCGCCGGCGGTATGACCGAATTTCTCTTGATGCTTGATCGCGGCCTCGATCTGCTTTCCGTATTCGTCGTAATCGTGGCCGGTGGCCTGAATCGCGGCCTGCAGCTGCTGGTGGCTGGCCTGTTCTTTGGATCCGAACGCGGACAGCGTGGCGCCGATGCCGGTGATGGCCCCACCCACGCCCAACATCACCGGCCCAATGGCCTTGCCGTGTTCGGCCACGGTGTCCATCGCGGTTTGGATGCCGTCCAGGGCGCCGCTGAATGGCCCCATGATGCCGCTGCGGTTCAGCGTCGACAGCATGCCGCCGAACGCGGCGCGCGCGCGGCCCGCACCAGACGCCGCTTTGCTGCCGGCCGCGTCCATCGACGCGCCCAGCTGGCGCAGGTCGCCCAGTACGCGGACAACGACGGACGGGCCGGCCATCAGCTACCGCCGTCGCGCGGCTTTTTGCAGTTCGTAGGCCTCGCGCTGCATGTACCGCACGAACGCCTGATACACGTCATCGTCCAGCGCTTCCACTTCGTCAGGGATCATTCGCCAGAAGCGACAGAAGGCTGCGAGGTTGTCGAGTTGACGCCGCCGAAAGGGTCAGGCGCCTGCGGTACCGCCAGCACGATCACCGCGCGGCCCGCACGTTCCCACAGTTCGCCGGCGTCGGGCAGGTGGCCCATGCGGGCCAGACGCCGGTGCAGTTCACCGAACGCCACTGCCTGCATCCGCAATTCTTCGTCGTCGCCTTGCAGGATGTCGGTCAGCGGCATGCCGGTGGCCTTGCGCAGCGCGCGCATGCCGTCCGGTGACATGCGAAACGGCCGATCCGCTTCGATCAGCACTTCGTCTTCGTCGTATTCGTAGGTCATCAGTCATGCACCTGCTCAGGGTTGGTGGTGGTGTTCGTCCACACGGCGCTGCCGTTCATCACCGCGCCGATGGCGTTGGCGTATGCGGCCGCCGCTGGTTCGGCCAGCCCTTGCGCGGCGGGGAACAGGTAACGGCCCTGCGCCATGTATTGGCGTTCCGCGCCGTCAGGTTTCGTGCCGCCGAAATCGATCCAGCCCGCATACGCGACGCGTGCGGATCCCATGCGCACGCTGCCGCCGGTGCGCGTCCCCGACGTGCGGACACTGCCGGCCAACGTGCCGCTTTGGTGCGGCACGGTGCTGCGCGTACGCGCCGCGACCGGTTCCACCGCCGCCTTACCCGCGGCCTTTATTTCGCGGTACAGCGGCCCGGAAACGTCGGTGGACATGCGCGCCAGGTCGCGGCGCAGCGCGGCCATGCCGACGATGCCGACCACCGGCGCCGCCGGCATCTACGGCCCGCTAGGCGTGATGTTGCGCGTGGGGGGCGCGGTCAAGATCCAGTCGATGTCCACTTCGCTGACGTTGCCGGCCGCGCCGCCGAAGATCGCATAGGGCTGCGGGATCGCTTCGCCTTCGATGCTCGGATTCGTCGCGCTGATCGGCCGCGACTTGTACGGCCTGACCTTGAACGCCACCGCCGCGCCCGACGCCGCGAACGCGTCCAGCGCCGCCTGCAGCGTTTTGTCAGTGCCGCCCGGCTCAAAGTTCTGACCGAATTTCGCCTTGAGGTGCCACTTCACCGGCCCCGGGTAATCCTTGATCCCGCAGAAACTGGTGAATTCGATCGGCTTGTTTTCCGGTTCGATGCTCACTTCCTCGCCCAGACATGACAGGTTCGCGGCGCCTATTTCCACGTAGGCGTCCAGCATGATGACGGGATCGGTTGCCGTTTCGGGAATGTCGCCAGGGTCGCCGGCCATCGGGGTCACGTTGCGCGGCGGCGGTGTCGGTGGGTTGTCGGTGATGGTCATGCGTTGCCCTTTCGTTACTGTCGAATTTCCAGCACCAGATCGGCCGCGAGAATCTCCGCGCCGGCCACGTTCAGGCGCCGCCAGTTCGACTGCGCGCGCGCCCTGCACGCTTTCACCACGCCGCCCAACGTCAGATCCGCGGCGATCAGCTCGCGCGCCTGCGCCAGGTAGGCGTCCACCTTGGCCACTTCGGCGGCGCCGGCGCACGCCGCGACGGGCAGCTGCACCAAATCGACACCGAACGCGGCCAGGTCATAGTCCACTGACTGCGGATAGCCGACGATGATCGCCGGCGGATTGAACGTTTCCGGCGGTGTCGCGAACACGGTGGCTTGCGCGTCGATCGGCGCCAGGATCGGCACCAACGCCGCCGCGACATCAGCGCGGTTCCAGCCCATCAGCCGAACACCAGCGGCGCATGCTGCGCGTACATGGCATCGATGTCAGGATCGATGCGACCCACGCGGATCGCGCCCGCGTCGCCGCCCCATATCGTCCCGTCGATCGAATCGCGCCGCCGATACAGCCGCGCCGCGTGCATCTGACACGCCTGGCGCGCGGTGTCGGGCAACGTGGTGGTATCGATCGGATACACGTCATTGCCGGTGGTCGGATCAGTTCCGAAACGGCTGATGCCGTAATCGATGGCAGCCAGCCGGCACTGTTCAATGATCGCGTCCTCTGCAGCGTCAGGCTGCAGGCGCAAAAACGCGCGCACCTCCGGCAGTGTCGGCCAGGCTGCCACCGCTTGCTCTCCCTTACTTCCTGGTCCGGCCGCCGGTGACCCCACCACCGCCGCCGCCGGTGCTGGCTTCGGCTTCGGCGTCTTGCACTTCGGCCATCGTCGGCAGTGACGTGACGGCCGACAGATTCAGCGGAACGTACGCGCCACCCGCGAGCGCGCCATACGCCAGATAGCCGCCGTACGCGACAGTCACGCCCAGGATCGAAGGTTCGACCACCGACAGCAGGCCGATCACCTCTTCGTAGGCTTCGTACAGATCGCGCGGCCCCACGATGCACGTCTTCGCCGGCGCCAACGGCACCACCACGCGCGGCAGGCCCAGCACGTCACCGCGGAAATCGGCCAGCGTGCTGGTGCCGGGCGCGCCCATCTCGTCGGTGGTGTTTTGCGGGAACACCACGCGCTGCACGTCAACCAGTGACCCCAGCGCGGCCCAGACATCCAAGCTGCACCAGATCGCGGCCGGCATGCGCTGGCCCGCCTGATAGGAGTGCATCGCCGCGACGTACAGCGCGTGCACCCAATCGGTCAGCGCCGGCGCCGCCGGTAACGCCGGCGGCGCGACGCCGGTGGCCTTCGCCACGAAATCGGCGCTGATCACCGTCTCGGTTTCGATGGCGTACTGGTCGGCCAGATCCCTGATCAGAATGTCCCACGCCGCGGGGCTGGTCCAGTCGATGTCTTGGCGGCTGATGTCGACGGTGCCGCCGTGCGTCTCTTTCGTGAACGGCACGCTGCCAATCACCATGTTCCGGCTGGGTAGTTCCGTCTTTTCTGCCGTCTGCTTTCCCACCTGCGAATGCTGGGTGATCTTCGGCCGGTTGAACGTGGTGCCAGGAATGCCGCCTAACGCCTTCGCGCCGCCCAGGCTGGTGATCAGCGGCCGATTCGCGTCGATCAGACTGACCACGCCCCCCACGATCGGCACCGGCAGAATGCCTGGCGTGTTCGCCGTCGTCTGGTTCGCCACCGCACGCGTGACACGCGCCAGCGCCTGGTCATCGCGCACGCCGTTGCGTTCCATCATTCCGTACGCGCGGATGTAGTCGACCAGGAACGCGCCGGCGCTGCGGTACTCGGGCGCACGTTCTTGCATGCCCGCGATGCGCGGCGCGGCTTCCGCCGGCCGCGGCAGCGCGCTGACAGTCGCGCCGTGCTGCTCGCGCAGATCCTCAAACGCGGCCAGCGGCGCGATCTGTTCGTCCAGCGTGGTGATGCGATTACGGGCCGCTTCCAACAGGCCGCGTTCCGCATCGGTCAGGTCTCGGCCCTCGACCTGACCCAGGATCGCGTCGATGCTCTCGACCTGCTGTTGCCGCTGCGCGCGGAATGACTCCAAAACGGGATTCATGGCTATGCCTTTCGTGCGTGAAATCGGGCGCCATCAGGTGCAGGCGCCAGCTGCACGAATCGGTGGCCTCGCGGTGCGCACGCATCGACTGCCGGCTGCGCGGTCGCGGGGTCGGCCGCAGTGCGGGCCTGGCCGCGGTCTATAGCTGGCCGGATCGTACCTGTTCCAGGTAGTCGCGCCACGCTTGCACCTGCGGCGGCTTCGTGCGCATCGCGGCGCGGTTCGCCAGGCTGAACGCCGTGCGCACCAGCGTCACGCCGGCATCGCTGAACGCCGGCGTTGGGGTCATGGACACTTCGATCAGCCGCGACTCGATACGCGTGCAGCGGTCCATATGTTCCGGCCCCAGGTCCGGGTTCCAGTCTTCGACGTACTCCCAATCGGAGCGGATCGGCTGGAAACCCACCGACAGGCCGACCAGTTCGCCATCATCAGCCGCGCGCGCGGCCTGCTGCGCCTGCGCCGAATCGTTCAGCTTCCACACGCCGTCCATGCCGCCATCGTCATGGCGCCAGCTGTCGGCCTTGCCGATCGGAAAACTGCGATTGTCGTGGAAGAGCAGCAGCGGCAGGCCCTTGCCGGTGCCGGCCTTCGTGCTCTTCGTGAAACTGCCGGCCGCGTGCTGCTCCAGGAAATAGCCGATATCGGCGAACGTGTCATACGGCACGGCGCGGCCTTCCAGCCACTGATACGGCCGGCCCACCGCCTGCACGTCCCGCACCTGCAGGTGCGTCACGTAGGTGCGTGCTTCCGGTGCGATCGTCATACTTCGCCACCCCCTGTTTCGCCGGCGTCGGGCAGGTCCGCGTTCGGATCTTCGGGCGCGGACGCCGGCACGCCGGCATCTTTCGGCACCGGCACCGCAGTATCCGGTGCCTTGCCGGTTTCCACGCGTGCTTCGGGCAGCGTCCAGATACCGGCGCCGTACGCGGCCACCGCCGCATTGACCGACGTGGCCAGGTCTTCGCGCAGCAGCTGACTGCGCCGGAATCTGACGTTCGTGCCGCGCGGCAGCCACGCGTTCCCCCAGACATCCTCGAAATCGGCCAGCACTGGTTCCAGTGACGTGCGCAGCACCTGCTGATACTGCGGCGCCGCGGTGCGGTACGTCATGCCCGCCACCGGCGCGCCCAGCCAGTAGCCGTCCAGGTTGAACATGTTCGCCACGTCCAGCAGCGACTGCTTGCGGGCTTCGGTCAGCTGCGTATCGGTCGGTGACCACGCCAGCGGGATCACCTGCGTGCCGTTGGGCAAAATCACCGGCTCACGCTGCGGCCCCTGAAA